AAAAAAATAATGACAACACAACCCCGCATGCATCCAGACGACCTTGCAGCTTTGAGAGCAGCTCAATCACCTGCTGGTGCCGGTATCACAGATCCGTTTAAAAATGTAACTGGGCCAATGACCAAGCTAGGCAACGCCATTGGGGGTTTGTATGACTACGTAAACGGCGGCGAAAAAGTATTTCAAACATTGAGCAATACTGGTAATGCGTTTAATAATGACATTGTAGGAATGCGCATTGCGGCTGCAAATAGTCGCATGAGCTTTGAAGAATTTGCAGCAGTGCAATCTAAGAGTGCTAAAGACTTTGCTGGTCTAGGCGGTAACGTAGCCAAAGGCGGTCAGGCCTTTACAGAGTTCAGTAAAACATTCTTTGACAGTGGACTTACTGAAAATCTGCGTCAAATGGGTTATACCAGTAAGGACTTGAATGAAGTCCTTGCAATGCAAATTGGATTTCAAAAGTCTACAACTGATACCAGTGTAGCTGGACAACTAAGAACAAGTCAAGCGGCTGCTGAACTAGCAACTGAAATGGATTTGATTGCCAAACAAACTGGTAAGTCACGTAAAGAACAAGAAGCAACGTTAGAAAAGGCCAAAGTAGATGGTCAGATGGAAGCCAAATTCCGTTTGATTGGAATACAACAAGGTGCTGAAGCTGAAAAAGCTGCTCGAGAGGGCATGGCCAAACAGTTGTTACAAGCAGAAGCAATGGGCACTGGTCAATTGTTTAAAGAAATGTTTGCTACTGGTACTGTTCGTAGTCAAGAAGCAGCCATGCAAATGGGCCTACTAGGTGATGCTGCTCGTGGCACTGCTGAATCAGCAAAAGCACTGGCCCGAGGTAACATGGAAGCCAGTCAAGCATCCATGGAAACTGCTAAGATTGGCAACATGGCTAATCAACGAAACGAATCATTAATGATTGTAGCGACATCTGGCACAGGCGCAGCAGCCGATGTAATGAAAAAGAACATTGAGTCAAATGACACGGCATATCAAGGCGCAGTTAAAACTGCCAAAGCTATGGGAGTTGCATTTGAAGATGTTACTAAAGTTCTTGGCGGACAACGGAAAGCAATTGAAGATGAACAACAAGCTAGACACGGAGCAACCGCAGCATTAATTAGTGGAAAAGCAAGAATTGACGATTTAATAGCTGCTGGAATGAACACATTTGCTAAACCACTTAACAGTGGTACTGATCCTGGCAGCTTGAATCAAGGTTTATTGAGACTTAACAAAGAAACTAGTCAAGGTGTTGGAGCACAAAATACTAATAGTCAAATTGCTAATAGGTATGCTCAAGCAATGGTTAATAATGCTAGTCAAGGTGGTCCTACAGCAGCTGGTTCTCGAGTTGAGGCTGAAAGGCTTATGGCCCCACTGGCCGCGCCCATTGTAGGTGCCGCAGACAAAATAACCGGTGGACTGGTAGAAGGTGGACTGAATGTGGCCAATAAAGTGGTTAATTTTGGTGCAGAAGTTTTGAATGTGATGAAATTCAACGACCTTTCTGGAGGAGGTAAATCTACAGGATCGCTAGGAACCACAGGAAGTTTAATAGAAGATTTTGGTAAAGGCACGTTGACCATGCTCCATGGTAAAGAAGGTGTGATAACTGAAAAGCAATTAAACAATCTTGCCTCAGGTATACAACAACAAGGTGTAGCCGACGCCGTACAACAACTGATGAAATCAATGCCAAATCAGAAAGACATGCCTAATATAGATATTGCCAATATGGCAAAGAATATAAAAATTGATACATCTGCAATGCCTAACCCAGCAGACATGATGGGCATGGTTAAGAATTTAATACCATCTGGAACACCAGGAATGCCAGGAATGCCTGGCAGTAGTACTGGAAAAACAACATATCCAGGCGGATTTGATCCAAATATCAATGACGGTGGCAAGGCACACAGACCAGGCGAGCGTGAATACGCACAACAATTCGCAGCCCAAGGAAATCTTCGTGCAATTGACAAGTTAAATGCTGATTTTGACAGAGCATTGGGTAAAACACCTGGAACATCAGGAGCACCAACAGCACCAAAAATTCCTGTTAGTCCAAGTGCCGCATTTGATCGAGCCGGATTTAAAATGCCATCGTTTGATCAAATATCTATTGGTGCTGATGGTATGCCAAAAATTACAGCTAAACCTCAAGCACAAACGGTTCCAGCCGCAGTAGATAGACGGACTACCAATCAGCAAAATGAAGATGCTAAACGAGGAGTTGCAGCTGGCACACCTGAAGAAAAACCAGCAGACACAACACCATCACCAACAACGACAGGACAAAAAGTTGCTACTCTAGACGACGTGGCTAAATTATTATCTAGCTTAAATACTACTATGAGCAAGGTAAGCGAGTCTGCGATGGAAACAAATCGATTAGTAGCTAACCAAGTTAGAGCAACCAAGGCTATGAGCGGCAACGTTCATGATAAAACATAATTATGAGTTGGAAAAAGTACTTTACTCCCGTCCCAGTTAATACTAACCCAAGTAACGTTAGTCCTTTGTCCAATGCGACAAAAGCTGGCCCGGCACGTACAAACTATTCAAGTTACTTGCCAGATGTGTATACTGGTAGTCCAAATCGTGTTGAACGCTATATGCAATACGACACAATGGATATGGATCCAGAAATTAATGCTGCTTTAGATATTCTAGCAGAGTTTTGCACACAAAAGAACAAAGAAAACTCAACAAGTTTCAGTCTTGCATTTAAAAGCAAGGCAACTAGTACTGAAATCCGTGTTTTAAGAGAATACTTGCAACAATGGAGCAAGTTAAACATATTTGACACACGTTTTTTCCGTATTATTCGTAATACATTTAAGTATGGTGATGCATTCTTTGTACGTGATCCAGAAACACAAAAGTGGTTTTATGTGGATCCCAGCAAAGTTGTAAAAATTATTGTTAACGAAAGCGAAGGCAAAAAGCCTGAACAGTATGTTATCAAAGACCTAGCACCAAACTTTCAAAATTTGGTCATGACACAGATCACACCCAACAGTATGCAAACAAACAATCGCGGAACTAATTGGTCCGGCGGTGGTGCAATTGGTAAAGGTGCTACTGGTGCGTTTCCGCAACAGTTTGGCGATAGATTCAGCATTGGTGAAAATGAACTAGCAGTTGATGCTGCTCACGTGGTTCATTTAAGTTTGTCAGAAGGCTTGGACAACAATTATCCATTTGGTAACAGTTTATTAGAACAAGTATTCAAAGTATACAAACAAAAAGAATTATTAGAAGACGCTATTCTAATCTATCGTATACAACGTGCTCCAGAAAGACGTATTTTTTACATTGATGTGGGCAATATGCCAAGCCACATGGCCATGAGTTTTGTGGAACGTGTAAAGAATGAGATTCATCAACGTAGAATTCCTTCACAAACTGGCGGAGGAGCCAACGTCATTGACTCAGCATACAATCCATTGTCAATTAATGAAGATTATTTCTTCCCACAAACAGAAGGCGGACGTGGAAGTAAAGTAGATACGCTACCTGGCGGCACTAACTTAGGCGAAATTGACGACTTAAAGTATTTTACCAACAAGTTATTCCGTGCGTTACGCATTCCAAGTAGTTATTTGCCGACTGGTGCAGATGATTCACAAGCACAATACAATGACGGTCGTGTAGGTACAGCATATATTCAAGAATTACGCTTTAACAACTACTGTATGCGTTTGCAAAGTTTAATTACTGGGGTATTTGACCAAGAATTTAAACGTTATCTATACAAACGCGGTGTAAATGTTGACTCAAGTTTGTTTGAAATCAAGTTCCAACCTCCGCAGAACTTTGCCGCATACAGACAAGCAGAAGTAGATGGACAACGAATTAATACATTTAATACAATTCAAGCAGTGCCTTACATTAGTAAACGCTTTGCTATGAAACGATTCTTGGGAATTACAGATGAAGAGATGGCAGAGAATGAACGTCTTTGGAAGGAAGAAAAAGGTACTGCTAGCATTACTGGTACTGATGCAAGTGGTGAGTTGCGTAGTGTTGGGATAAGTGCTGCTGGCATTGACAGCGACTTAGAATTAGGCGACACAAGTGCTCCAGATGATATAGCACCACCAGATGGCGCTGCTCCTCCAGGCGCTGACATGGGTGCTGGAGCAACAGCGGCTGCACCTGCTGCACCGCCAGCTGCCTGATAAATAAACATATGATATTACGCGAATTATTTTATCTCGATCCTGAAACACAGCGCATCAGCAATGACTTTCGCTTTGATGCTGCACGAGATATTGAAGAGTTACAACGCAGCGACACTAGAAAAACTAGATTAACTCTTAAGCAAATTAACGAACTACGTAAAAGCAGTGAAGCACACATACTTGAACAGGAAGAAGAATTAAAATCTGTTCACGATATGTACGGCATTGCTCCAGCTCCAGCGGCATAATAAATCCTAAAAGATAAACACTTTTAGGAGACAACGTATGCGAAGTTTTGTATTAGGCAACGGCAAAAGTCGTTTGCAAATCACTTACAAAGAATTACAACCCCACGGTAAAATATATGCTTGTAATGCAGTTTACAGGGAGTTTTCACCTGACTACTTGATTGCAGTTGATCCTAAAATGATTATAGAAATTAATCAAACAGGTTATCAATTACAACATCAAGTGTGGACTAACCCGCATATAAAGTTTAAGGACTTTCAAGGATTTAATTATTTTAAACCCAGTCTAGGATGGAGTTCAGGCCCTACAGCATTACAATTAGCCACAGATCACAAAGCAAAAGAAGTGTATATATTAGGTTTTGACTTTGCTGGAGATAACGGATTGTTGAATAATGTGTACGCTGACAGTAACAACTATAGAAAAAGCACTGATCCAGCAACATATTATGGAAACTGGCAAAGACAAACAGAACACATTGTAAAAACCAACATTAATACTAAATATTTTAGAGTAACTGATCGAAACTTTTACGATCCGCAGTGGCAGTTTCCCAACTTCAAAACTATATCTTACGAGGTGTTACGTGAGAATATGGCAAGTTGGAGTAAAACAGCCTAATTTCACACCATTATAACACTATTTTTTACATTACGTGTAAATATATCGACAGCTCACAATCTAAGGAGATTTAAACATGACTGACCGTTCAAAATTCGAGCAAATGCTTGAACTTCTAATTAATGAAGAAACAGACAAAGCCAAGGAATTATTTCATGACATCGTGGTTGAAAAATCACGTGAGATTTATGAATCATTGCTTGCAGAAGATTTTAATGAAAACGAAATGCCAGGTGCAGAAGGTGAATTAATGGCTCCGGGCGCAGAAGGCGAAATGCCAGCTGAAGAAGGCATGGGCGACGAGTTCTCAAGCGATGACGAGACCGACGACATGATGGGCGATATTGAAGGTGACGATGAAATGGACGGCGACGACGTAACATTGTCAGGCGATGAAGTAACAGATTTACAAGACCGTGTAGTAGACTTAGAAGACGCTCTTGATTCACTACGTGACGAATTTGAGTCATTGATGGGTGGAGAAGAAGACGGCGAAATGGGTCCTGAAGAGCCAGCAATGGGTGACGAAGAAGAAGAAATGTCTGAAATTTATGGCGCACCAGAATTTGAAGGCGAAGACGAAATGAGCATGTATGGCGACGATGAAAATCAAGACGAAGCTTTCATCCGTGAATACGTAGAAAAAGTAACAGCTAAAATGGGTGACAATGGTGCTTTCACTAAGTCAACAGTAGCTAACAAGAATGATATGGGCGGCACAACTGCAAATATCGCTAAAGGCGGCGACGGCGGCAAAGGCGGTACACAAGGCGGTTTACTAAACCCAGCAACAAAAGATTTAGCATCAGGTAACGTTAACGTTCCAGGTGGTAAAGCAGGTGTTAAGCACTTGAAGAATGTTCCAGCAGGTCATGGAGCAGAGAAAAAGGGAAGCAAGCCAGATAGCGAAAAGAGCTTACTAGGCAAGTAATATGAGCAAAATCAACTACCTTCGTGAAAATTTGAGCTTCGATCAAGCCCGCATGGTGATCGAGTCGGATGGAAGCGACGGGAAAAACCTTTACATGAAGGGTATCTGTATACAAGGTGGCATTAAAAATGCTAACCAACGTGTGTACCCTGTGGACGAGATTGAGCGAGCTGTCAAAACTTTGAACGATCAAATTTCTGGCGGATACTCTGTATTAGG